GATAAACGTCACTGTCGGAGTAAATCGAATCGGCTGCGAAGCCGTAAAGTGGCAACGCTCAAAAAATACATTTCTGGCCGACTTTAGCCACAAAGCATTAGTCAACGCAGCAGCGCCGGCGATTGTAACGCCTTCTATTACGATTTGGCCGGCGCGGTCATTCGATACTGTACCTGCACCAGTAAACTCAAAAAGACCGCGATTGGCAGGGAATGATCCGGACGGAGTCAGGACAAAGCCTTTTGCATCACCATGATACGGGAAGCGTGCAGAATCACCTTTAATCGAAATGCTACGGTTGGAAGAACCAAAAACAATCGGCGCAGAAATAAGGTAAGTGCCGGACGGGCCAGATAGAGTTCCGCCGCCAGTCAAACTATCAATAGCGGCCCTAAACGCCGCGTAACTATCTGCTACCCCAGTAGGGTCTGCACCCCACCAGCGAACATCCACTGGCCCACTAAATTGACGCTCCCAGCTACGGCCAAGACCGTCTACCCACACCGTGCCGTCGTTGTCAGGCTTGCTGCCCGTGCGAACAGCAACCCCGCCGCAGCCGTCAAAATAGTTACTACGGCCACCGATCTGAATTCGCGTCGCATCACCAGTGTAAGCACGAAGCTGGGCGTAAGTTGCCGCACCGATCAGCGAACTGCCATATTCCGCACCCAACTCCTGCCGCGACACGCCGCTGATAACCTCCCACTGCGCCGGATTGAAAGTTCCAGTGGTGGTAAACGGAATGGCAGTTGCAAGCGCGTGATACGTCACGCCACTATAAGTCACGGTCTGAGTGACGCGGGAAACGGCAATGCCGGACGCGAACGCTACCGGCACTTCATAGCCGGTGCGACGGAAGAATTCGTCAACAGTCAGGCGCGACTTGCCAAATCGGTCAAGATAGCTGCCAGCGCCATTGCACAGCGCGTCAAAATCTTTGACGTTGTCCAGAAAGTCGGTAACGTCAGTCGATGGAATCGGATTAGGCATTACAAGCCCTCATAAATGCGTGAGTCATAAGCGGCGGCCTCAATGTCAATCGTGCCGTCCGCCTTCGGTTTTATCTCAGTGACAGTATACAGCCCTGCACTATTTATAGCATCAATCGCCAAGCCTACGCCGATAGCGTAGCGGCTAGAAAGCTGCTGTGTGCTGCCGTTTGCCACGTAAACGCCCGCTGGCAAGCTGGAAACCGTGAAGCCACCATCAGCCGGCGTGGCGGTAACGACGGCTGTTTGATAGCCTTCTGCGGTCGTAAACACCACCTGCGCCGATGTGTTGCCATTCCATTGGATCGGTTCGCTAGTAGTAATGGTCAGGCCATCAATCGCCAGCACCTCGCCAGCCTGCAATCCGTCGTCGCCGTAGAAGTCGTTAGGATCAACCCAGCGAACCAGATCGCCCTTGCGTAGTGCGAAGCCGTCATTCAGCACGGTGTCAGCAAAAAACTGGCGCTGATACAGCAGCTTGCGACATTCCAGCAGTGCGCGATTATTCGCTTGCGTCTGATTGCGGCAGCCTGCCAGCTTCATTTTGCTGGGGCGCGATGGCGTACCGGCAACGATAGTGCCGTCAGTCTGAATGCGGTAACGGATGTATGCGCGGACGTTTTTCTCTGGGTCTACATATTCCAGCTCCACGCCGTCGTATTGACCCGGCACAAATCCGTTATACGTCAGCACGCTATCGCCAGACGCCGCAAGGTTGCGGTAATCCAGCTGCATGACAGGGTACGGCTGCGCAGCATCGCGCCGGAACGTGTATTGCAGGCCAACGCGCGACACGTACACGCGGGCGGCGTTGCAAATAGTCTCCACTCGCTCACCAATAGACACGTCGTCATCGTCAAACGTGAAATCGAAATAGCCAAGCTGGCCAAGGTCGCCAATGGCGGTTAGCGACGCAACATCAAGGTCACTGATCGACAAACCACCGACGGCAACGTACTGATGCACCACGGCACGACGGAAATCACGGCTAGCAGATGTTGCTGTGCTGGCGAGGTCGCGCACATGGCGAGTAGCAATCAGGTTAAATTTCCGGTCGCTGAAACTGGTGGCGGATTCCGTGGCCTTGGTGACGACTTTGGCAACGGTAACGCCTGGTAATGCCTTGCTTGCGTAGTAACGAAGCGCTGCCAGCTGCTCGACCTTGGCCACGTCGTTACCATCGCCAACGGCATTGCTTAGGCGCTGCCAGCGCACGCGGTAACGGGCAGTGCCGTATGCCGGCGTAGTCACGACAGACCATGCGCGATAGTCGTAGGTGTCATCTGAATAAGTCGCATCGGCAGACTGGCGAGTGCCGCCGATTTCGTCGCCGTTGCTATCAATCGCCCACCATTCCGTGCGGATTGTCACGGAACCTTTCAAGCCACGCTGGAATATAAGATTCGTGCGGAATCGGTCAGCAGTCACTGGCAGCGTGTACGGTCCAACCCAAATCGGGCTGTTGCCAATCGGCTTGATGCTAACCGTAACGGTGCCGGTGAATGCGGCTGTAAACACGGCTGGCGCGGTGAATGTGAACGTATGGAAGCCCGCCGCCGTAACGACGGACGTTACCGCACATGTTTGGCTGAATGCCACAGCGCCAGTGCCAGGATCATAGGTGAAGCCTACCAGTGCATTGCCCGTGCCGACGATGGATAGCAAGTTGTCCCACTTGGTGCCGGTGGCGACTTTGACGGTGAATGCCGCGCTGCCGTTAGTTATAACTACGTCTGCGGTTTCGGTTTCGCTCGGCCATACGGTCGGGTAGACAAGTTCCTGTCCATTCACGTCAGACACGGTAAAGGGCTCAGTCACGCCAAGAATGGTAGTCGTGCCATTCTCTGGATAATCGCCACCAACCGGCTCGAAAAACTCCACGCTACTGCCGGAAATGTCGCCAAGCGGTGTGTCGCCGGATTTGATCGACTCGCGTGTGTACTTGCCAAGCCCGACGCAAAGCCACTCGGTCACATACTTGATGTGGTCAATGTAATATTCGTCCGACGGCTGAATCAAATCAGGGTATGAGCGAACCTGCCCGTAAATGTCGGGAATGGCCTGATAGGCGCGGGCAGTGTTTGTCTGACCGGTCAGTCGGTTATTCGGGCTGTCTTTGCCGACGGCTGCCGATACGTTCGGAATGCTCGGCTTGGGAATCAGCTTCCCGATCAGGCCGAATGTCAGAATGTTGGCAACCTTGCCGATAGCGTTTGCCACGCCACCCTCTGGCCGGCAGATCACGCGCACGGAATCAAGCGCGCTCGCCAGCCGTTGCAATTCCGCGCACTCGGCTGGATTGTCAATCAGCTGGCCATTGATATACAGCGATGCACCGTAGCCAGACGCGAGATGGCGCTCGATGTTCTGCTGAATGGTCAGCGAGTAATCCAGCTGCTCAGTAGTGACGCCGGATGCGCCAGTAGGATCATGCAGGATGGTAAGCATAAAAGCGGATTTCCCCGTAAATTTTCTGCACTGCTTCGATAGTGTTGATTCTCACGCCGCCAGGTCGGTTTTCGTCGCCGTCGCAATGCAGGATCATGCCGCGCCCGATGTAGACACCGCAGTGCCATGGCTTGCCGTCGCGCCATGCCATGAAAGCACTGGCGTTTGGCGCTGGGTCGGAAACTTCCTGCCAGCCCAGCGAGGCATATTCCGCCATGTCATTGCCACGCGCTACGGTGACGCCGCAGACGTGGTAGAAGTACATCGCCAGCAGGCCAAAGCAATCCATAAACTGCCAGTTCGCTGCGTACTTTTTCCACTGCACGCGGCCAATGGTCGCGCTGATGAATTCGTCAGTCGTCATAGCAGTTCCAGCCCCGTGAAAACAGACACGTCATAGATGCGCGCAACACTGCGGCGCATTGGGTTGTCAACGGTGGCCGTTACCTGCACAGAGTCGGCATTCAGAGACACGCCATCGTTACCAGACACGTACAGCGTAAGCGTTTGCACTGGCGTAGCAAGGTCTGGCGACTGGTATCTGCCGTAACCTACGGTAATGGGCTTGTATCGCCCGGCAGTGGTTATCCGGCGCAATTGCTGGCTGAATGTGCGGCCAACGACAATACGCGGGAACCTGATAGCCATGCTGCCGCCTTTGTTATTACCAACTTCCGGCAGGGTAATGTCGGCACGCACGGCTTGGTGCAAATAGCCACCCAGCGTCACATCTTCAAATTTATTGACGACAATGCGGAATGGCTGGCTGAAATCGTCATGCGTGAACGTCAGCGCCTCATATTCCGGCGCTGGGTTTTTCGTTGTCCAGAACTCGCGCTGACTCATGATTGCGGCACGTATAGGTTGATTAGGTAATCAAGCGGCTCGGTGAAGCCATTCCAGTTCGGCAGTTCGATCATCAGCTCGGCTGCATCAAGATACGATTGCGGGATCACCCGTTTGCGGGCTGTAATTTTTCCGGTGTACGTCCAGACGCGGGCATCGTTGCTTGCAGGCATGAGCGAGTCAGGCACGAAGCGGCAGGTGTGCGTGACAATGCCGAACTCGGTGCGCAGTGGCAGCGTGAATTCGTTTGCGCCGCCGTCAAGATAGGCGGCTTGGCTGAACCAAAGCCAAAAGATTTGCGCTTGCTGCTCGGTGAATCGGAAAGTCAAATCCCACTGCGTCGGCACGTCGTCGCCGGTCTTTTGCGTGTACGCAGGGCCGCGACGCGGGTCTAGCATCGCATACGTGGCCGCTTGGCTTCGCGTTTTGGTGGCTAGCGGGCTTGGCAGGCCAATTGGGTAGGGTATTGCCATGATGTGTACCTGTGGCGTGATAGGTTTATTTTAGCATGTGGTGCGAGGTGATAGATATGTTTAAGTTTACGCGGTGCGGCTGTGTGTTTATAGTTCATTTCAACGACGCGGCATGTTTTGGCGCGGCAGGGTAGGGCGCGGTCGGGCAAGGAGCTAGACAGCTTCCAGCAACTTAGCGATAGGTTGCTGTGAGGTGTGATAAGCACCACGAGGACTGGCGCGGCCCGGATAGGTACGGAAAGGCCCGGCTCGGTAGGGCGTGGCTTGGCAAAACATGGCCTGATGACTCAGGCGTTAGCGGGCAACTGCTAACGCGTGCGAATCAGCACGATTTCAAGGTAAATCAAGGAGATATATAACATGGCAACACTGACTATCAAAGTAACTGGCGTGACTGCAATGCTGATGCACAGCGACCGTTTTGCCGACCCGCTCGACCCGCTGACCAAAGCACACAAAGCACTGACTAGCAAGCGCAAGAAAACCGACGACGACCACGAAGCAATTGCACGCAGCGAGTACATCGGCGGCCTGTACTACGACGACGTAAACGGCGTGCATGTGCCTGGTGCGAACTTCAAAAGCTGCCTAGTTGAAGCTGCCAAGCTCAACAAGCTGGGCACGGAGTTTAAGCGCAGCCTGCTGGTAATCGACGAGTGCATCAAGCTGAACTACGAAGGCCCGCAAACGCCGGAAGCACTGGCAAACGATCCGCGCTATGTGCTGGCAAAATCCGTCAAGGTCGGCACTGCTCGCCTGATGCGCCACCGCCCGCGCTTCCCTGCTGGCTGGTCTTTCATCGCCAGTATCGAATATGATGAGTCTCGTATCGACCCGTCCGAACTGCAAACCGTACTGGCAAACGCTGGCCGCTACATTGGCCTTGGCGACTGGCGTCCGGCAACTGGCGGCACTTATGGCCGCTTCACTGTGGAGATTGCATAATGGAACTGCTCCAGATTTGGGATGGCCTCAAGATGACTTATGGCGACTTCATCAGCCATAACGAGATCGAGGCGCATTTCCTGAAACCTCGCCCGCATGTGCGTTCGTTTCAGGCTGACGGCAACCTCGCCGAATATGACAAGGCTGTCGAAAAGTGGAACCTGCAACGTATGGCCACAATCGAAAAGCTGAAAGAGGCCCTGCTGTTTGAGCGTGAAATGTACCTCATCAGCGTTCGCGGCGATGGCTACCGCGTGGCAACGCCGAAAGATCAGGTAAGCATTGCTGCCAACAAGTTCCGCGATGCCGTACTGAAAGAGGCGGCAAAGCTGAAAACGGCAGCGGCCAAGGTGAATCTTGACGCCATCGAAGATAAGAGCGAACGCGCCCGCGTTATGCGCCAGCAGGATCAGGCGCAAGGCTTGGCGATGTTCATATCTGGCCGCACGAATCAATCCGTCAAGCTGCTGAATCAATAGCAACTGCAAGCCGCGTGACAGGCGGCTTATGGGTGCAATTGCATCACGAGGATCGGCGTGACACGGAATGGCTAGGCACGGTCGGGTAGGGCAAGGGCTTCGGATAGCCTGTAACGCATTGGCGACAGTGCGTTATGGAGTATCTTGGTGCCGAATGGCGGGGAGAGGCGAGGTCGGGCGTGGCAAGGGTCTAGATAGACAAAAAACGGGGCACTCGCCCCGTTTTCCATTACAGCTTACTCTGCACGTTTGTTGCCCCCTTCATCGCTGACCATACCTGACCGCTATTGCTGGCAATCTGGCTGGCCACCTCGGCAACGGCGCGTTGCACGGTCACTTCCACATTGCCATCGCTGGTTTGCGTGGCCGATACATCAACGCCGCTTGCGTAGTTATTGACGATCACAGAGACCTTTCCGCCAAGATCGCCATTTGGCACTACCTTGCCGTTTTGACCGGGGATCATGTAGTTCTGGCCATTACTGGCAGTGAACATTTCCGGCCCAGCTTCGCCAACACGATAGAGACTATCCGCCGACACCGCCCCGCCGTACTGCCTACCGCCACCAAACGTCACGCCGCGAAGGTTGGAAATCACTGCCAAGCCAGCACTGCCCATCGCGGCCATGGTCGCCAGGTTGGCTGGGAACGGCGCGGCAACGCTGGCTTTCATGATGGCGGCCTGCAACGACACCAAAGAGTCAGCTAGCGCGAACGCCTTGCTGATGCGGAACAGGTTCTTGTAGGTGTTGCTGCTGTTGTCGCCGTATGTTTCCAGCAACGATGCTGCCTCGCTAAAGAACCCGCTTGCCGCTTGCAGCCGCGACCGCTGCGAGTCAATTTCCAGTGCGCGGATCTGCTCAACCTTGTTGCGGGTGATGTCGATTTCGGCCTGCGCGTATTGCTCTTGAGTGATTAGCCCTTGCTGGCGCAATGCGTCCATTTCTTCCAGCTGGTTGCGGGCTTGCGTCACAACATCAAACTGCGCTTGTTGCTCAGGCGTCATGCCAAGGCGTTGCACTGTTTCGCCAGCGTCACGGGATTGCTTGGCGCGGTCGGCAGCGTCCTTAGCAGCCTGCTCGCCAATGGCGTACATTTCTTTAAGCCACTGGTCTGTGTCTGCTTTCTCTTTTGCGCGAAGGTCGGCGCGGTCTTTTTCTGCGGCGGCGGCAATCAGAACCTGCGCTTGCTGGTACTCGGCAAACTTTATCTTGCCCTCTGCTAGCAGCTTGTCGTTTTTCGCTTGCTGCGCTTTCTCCTGCGCGTCAATCTTCGCCAGCCCGTCAGCGTTGGCGATGACTAGGTCGTTGATGTAGCCTTGGGAGTCGAATTTTTGCTTTTTCGTGCCGGACGACCCTCCGCCACCGCCACTTTTCCCGCCCTTGCCGCCAAGCGCGTTAGGATCAAGCGGCATGACGCCTTTTGCCCATTCTTCGCGCATGCGGTCGCCCCACGACTTACGTTCCTTGAGCGTATCATTGTCGGCTTTGTCCAGTGCCGCACGGCGCTTTGCCGACTCAGCCGCAAGGCGCTCGCCCATGTCGCCAGCGGCTTCAAAGTCGCCGCTCAGAAAGGCTTTTGCCTGTGCTGCCCGTGCGCCAATTTCGGTGCCAATGGAATCGAACACGAATGCCACGTTGCGGCCAAGTACGGTCACGGTCTGCCATACTTTTTCCGCCGCGTCGGCAATGTTCGCCATGGCGTTGACAGTGCTATCAGCCCACCGCTTCAGATGGTCGTTCTTGCGGATCTGCTCAGAATCGCCATCGACGTTCTCAATTGTGCGGCCAAGCACATCCAGCGCGGAACTGCCAACCCGTGCCATGTCGGCAATGTTTTCGCCAATGCCGGATTGCGATATGGTCAGGAATAGCTGATCCCACGAATCGCCAAGGTTGCTGATTGCGCCGTCTAGCGTTTTCGCTCGCTCTGCCATCGCGCCGTCAAAGTTGGTTTCAGCCAGGTTCAGCAAATACTTCTGGATGTTTTCAGAGCTGAACTTAACAGTTTCCGTAACGCCTTTAAACGTCAGGCTGACGTTATCGCCCTGCTTGCTGGCGCGAATGCCGAACTCTTTCAGGCGCTCAAACTCGCCCGTGCTGGCATCCGCAACGGCCTCAATCATCTGCATCAGGTCTTTGCCCATTGCCGCCGCCGTGTTGCCGTATGCCGTCAGCGATTTGATGCTAGGGTCAAGGCCAAGGTTGGTCAGGCGGGTAAATGCCGTTACAGCTTGATCAATGGAGTACGGCGTCGTAGCGGCAAACTTTTGCAGCACCTCGAATGCTTTCGCGGCCTCTTGCGTGCTGCCGGTGGCGGTAATCAGGCCAGCGTTCAATATGTCGAATTGGCGCTGCACTTCTACCAGTTTTGACAGAAAAGCGCCAAGCGAAATGGCAGCGAACGCAGCAGTTACAGCCTCCGATACCTTGGTGGCTTTCATGCTGACATTGTTCATGCTGGCCGTTGCGCGTCGCTCGCCATCAATCAGCCTGCTGGTATTCATGTCTACGTCGTAGTAGATCGACCCTACGGACTCAGCCATTCTTCGCCTTCCGTTTCTCTTCAATCGCACGCTCAAGCGCTCGGTAATCTTCCTGCGTCGGCTTCTCGTGCTGCTTTTGTTCGGGGAATTTCATGTCTAGCATGCGGCCAAACTGCGTCATGGTCAGCTGGCCTGCGTCATTGCGTGACATGCCAAAATGGATCCTTGCCGCGTCGATGTACTCGGATGCATCAAACCGTGGCGAGTATTTGCCACTGCCGCCAGACTTCTTCACGCGACCGACAATGCCGTGTTGCATCAGGTGGCGGGCAATGATGATCTGTTCGCTGTCTGGCATTAGACCTGGTTCGCCATAGCACCCAGTCAGTTCATGGTCGCCGCCACAGCACAGAATCACCACACGCGCAGCATTAACCGCATCAGCGCCATGCAATTCTGCATACGTGCTTACAATTTCCTCAGGCCTGCCGATAGACGCGATGTTAAAAAAGGACGGGTGCAACGTGTATTCGCGCCCGTCCTCTGTTGTCACGCCTACCTGCCCGATTTCGGTCAGGATCGGCATAGGGTTACGCTACCTCAAACAGCATCGCCTTGACGCCAACGCCGCCAGTCACGGCCACGGTGCCGGACAGGAACGCGCTGATGGTGGACAGCAGCACGTATTGATAGCCGTTGGCTGCCACGGTGATGGCCTTGCCTGCGGAAACGTCCACATTGCCAAGGCCGCCGACGGCTACGGTAGTGCCAGTGCTGCCGTCAACGGTCACAGTAACCGGCGATGCGGTGGTGTTTTCCAGTACCAGTAGCTGGCGCTTTTGCGGGTTGTACGTCAGCGTGTCGGACGCGCTCAGTGTGGTAACGGTCGGAGCGGCTGGGCCTTGGCCGACGGTGGTTGCGGTGATTGCTGCCATGGTCTTATACCTTCGTCAGTGCGCCGTTGGACATGGCTTCGAAATCCCAAGTCATTTCGGCATCGTAGTTGGCGGATTCGTTGCAGCTGGTAACAAGGAACGGGCCTTGGCGTACCACGCCGTCTTGACGTGTGATTTTCAGCCATACTTTCGGCTGGTACTGAGTGGACGACGGCGGGAACGTCACATGATCCATGAACTCGGTTTGGTTTTCGCCGGCTGCATCGTCAAACACAGCATCGCCGCTCAGAGTGAACGACTTGAACGTCACCAGATTGGAGCGTGTGTAGTCGTCGTTGGTGTCGCCGGTAGTGTCAACCGTGTCCCAAGTCATGCCGAGCGATTTTGTTCGCAGCATACCAAGGCGCTTGAAGGTCAAGCCGGCAGGGTTTGCGTTTTCATCGCCAATAGCGTAGTCGATGATATAGTCGCGTCCCGTGTATTTCATGGGTAATTACCTCGTGTCAATCCGCCAAGACGCGGACATTCATCTGAAAGACTGGCCGCTGTTCTTCGGTAAAGAAATACTGCGGTTCGTCGGGCTGGAAGTAGAAAGCGCCGTCCGATACGGTGGCAACGCGAAGGGCTTCGAAAATGGCATTGGCCTTGTTGCCCGCCGCCAGCCGGTCGCCATTGGTTTCGCCAATGACAGTCACAACGCATGTTGCATCGCGGATAACTTCGGCTGGCATGCCGCCAGACTGCTGAACGACAATGAATTTGTCGTCCGGCTCGCCATCGTTCCATTGAAATAATTGTACACGATAGCCAGACGTATAGCCATTTGCTATCAGGTAATCGTAGAGTGCTTCGGCGGGGATCATACTTGCATGCCTTTTTTGACTACTGCATCAATCATGTCTTTGCTATCCTCAAAGCCGAGCCGCAAGAACTCTTTCTTTGCGGACTGTCGGCGGAATCGTTGCTTCACGTTCGGGTCATGCACATAACCGGCGTAGTAGGCCGTATAGCCGATGCGACCGCGCCAGCCGTTTTCTTTGCGTGTGACTTCGCGGTATTGGCTGTTTAGCAGCGTGCTCGTATCTATTGGCGTGAACTGTGACGCATTCGCCCCGCCAATAAGCAAAACTTTGGTCAGCGTGGCGTAGGCTTTCTTTTCCACCTCGTTGCGGAATGCGCCAATGCGGTTAACGATGCGAACGCTCATGCCGTGATCTCGTAATCGTCAGCCTTGCGCTCAAACGTATCCGCGTACCGCGTCACGCTGCGTACCAGTGCCGCCTTGGCCGCAATCGGGTCTGCCAGAGACTCTTCGCCAATCAGCACGTAATCGCCCATTTGAGCCAGGCTGTACTCGGTGTAAATCTGCATGCGGCTGACGAACTCGACGCCCTTATCATCGGTGCGCTGCTCCTTTTTCGCTCCATAGTCGCAAGCGATGACTTCCGGTGGCGCAAACGTGGCCTTGCCGGTCTTATCGTCACGGCCAGTTGCGCGCCAGATGGTCGCTTCGCCGGTGTATGAGAATCTGGCGAAGCTCATCGAATGACTTTCAAGAAAGCGCCAGTGCCTGACGAAATAAGCGCAGTCGTGCAGCCGGACGTGTCCAGCTGCGACAGTTTCGAGCGCAGATCATTGGTCAGCGTTGCGCCGTATTCGTATGACTGGCTTGCACCAGATGGCGCAGACTGAGACTTAACACGCCTGCCGCCCGTGTCGTTCGCCATGATTGCTGCGGCGTACATCTGGATCAGCAGCTTGTCAGCATCGCTATAGCCAGCACCATCAAGGCACGCTTGCACTGAGTTGGCCTTGTCAACGATGGCTTGCAGCATGAATGATGGCACACTGATGCCAAGCTGTGTCAGGTACTCGGTTAGCTGGTCGGTGGTAATCATAGTGTGCGCCTATTTTCGATAGGTTGATTATAGCAACAATCAACTATCGGATAATCTCTCAATTCGATAAGATGATTTCATCGAAAGAGGGAAAGGAAATGGCTTCAATCACACAACTGAAATACGCGCTTGCACTTGGCAAGGCAAAGCACTTCAAGAAAGTAGCCGAGCTATGCCATGTAACGCAGCCAGCAGTATCGAAGGCAATCACGGCACTTGAGCAAGAACTAGGCTATGACGTGTTTGTGCGCGGTGGCAACCAGCACATCAAGCGTTTTGCCGGCATCACAGATCAAGGCCAAGCATTCTTAGACAAAGCCGCCAAGGTGGTGGCAGATTTTGACGAACTGACGAGAGGTAATGAGAAATGAGCGAGTGGAAACGTCACCGTGGCAGCAAGAGCATGCCGAAGTGTTTGGAGGGAAAGAAGTTTGAGGTGCGTCACCGTGATGGCAAAACTGCACCATATGACGGCACTGGCGAATGGTACTGGGATCATCGCGGCAATGATTGGGATATTTTTGCTTATCGAATCCTCCAATCCGAACCGGCCGCCGAGCCTGCCAAGCCAGACTACAGCAAGGGCTTTCCAGAAGGCACTACCGCCAAGGATATTGGCGCGAAGGTTGGGGATGAGTTTGTGGTGGTGTGCGGAGATAGCAGATTTAAAAATGGCGATGTTGTCAAGCTTGCAAAGGATGACGGAAGCGATTTGCCATGGTTTTCTTTTGATGGCAATTTTTCAGAGCTAACAAAACACTGCATGTACTGGCACGAACTCGCCCCCATCACACAAAAAACCGCCATCGAACTGCAATCCGAAGAAGTCGGCATTCCTGAGCCGGTGCAATATGTTAGCGATGGCGACAAATCGCCGGAGCATGTCGAAAAACAGGATGAAATCGTACACATGCCAACCACCGCGCCTGAGTTCCTCCAGTCCGCCCTATCCACGCTCACCCAGCGCGGCCAAGACTACGACAAGCCGGAAGGCGAACGCAGCGCAGCGGCTGTTGCTGTGGCGTTTAACGCTATCACTGGCCGCAATCTGACAGAGGCCGAAGTGTGGCTGGTATTGCAACTGGTAAAGGACGTGCGCCAGTGGCAAAACCCTGAGCGATACCACGCAGACAGCGCACTGGATTGCGTGGCTTATGCGGCGTTGAAGGCTGAGGCGTTGGCGGGAGGTAAGTAATGACCAAGAAAGCGATAGCAGCATTTGCCGCCATTGCCATTTGTGGTGCTGCACACGCAAGCACTGGCAAGGCAATCGTAGCCGGTGCGGCTGCCGGCCTTGTAGTTAGCTCCGTTGCATCTGGCGGCCAAAAGCAATCCGGCGTTACTGTGTTTTCATCAGCACACGATACCATCATGTGCGAAACATTTGATGGCGTAACATGCTACGAATACACAAGAGGTCAGACGCCAGCGCAGTTTGCTGGCAAGGCTGGCTACAAGTTCATCCACAAAATTAGCGCCGCAATTGCTGGCGATAGTCGCTATATAGTGATGGAGGTAAGCAAGTAGCACAGGATCGGCAGCAAGTAACAAAAAAGCCCCCAAGTCGGGGGCTTTGTCTATTGCGAAACAAACTCAGGCTTGCCAATAATGATCGTGCCAGCGCCGCCGCTGCCAAAGTAGAAGCGGAGGAACACCGTCAGCCCCGTCAGCCCACTTGGAACCGTCCATTCTGGCGATACATACAGGCCGGTTTCGTCTCCGCTGATTGCCTGAGAAGAACCGACAAAACCAACGTTTTCATTGCCGCCGCTGGACTTCGTTCCGAAAATTACCACCTCGACGCCGGTCAGGCCGGCCAAGCTGGTTGCCTTAACAGGGAAGCGCAGCCGCCGCTTTTCACCAGCTACTACTGCAGCCTGAATGCCAGATTGCATAAGGCGGAATACGCCTTGGCCAGACACAGCAACCTGTAGGTTATTGCCGCTGGCGTCACCGTCAGCAACCACCGTGCGCGCCGGGCTTGTCAGCGTCAAGCCAATGGTGCCAGACGTAATTTCCACCGTCCAACTATCAGGAACGGTTCCGGTAATCGTGCCAGTGCCCGGTGTTTTTGTACCAGAGCTGCCGGTAAAGCTGGGGTTGGTCAGCGCGTTACCCTGGCTCTGTGCGGCTGAATGACTCGCGATAAAAGCAGGCTCCACGTTCTTGCCAACCGACGCTGCCACCGCCTTTGCTAGCGCCTTAGCGCCCACGTTCAACGGGTGGGTCCCATCTCCAGCATTCGTGAAGTTTGTGTTCGGGTCGGGGTTTGTCGCAGCAGGGTTGACGTATGTCAGCCCATTCTGTTGCGCGCGCCACGCATCGATAGAGTAGCCGCCGATGGATTGCACGTAGTCGTAAAGCCATCGATTGATACGGGTGTGAACGATCTGTTTTGCAGATGTCCAGCCGGAGATGGCGGAGTTTCGCGGAGGAATGCCCAGCACATGCAGCCGGTAGCTTTTGCTTGCAACCGTATCAATAAGCGCCTTGATGCTGGCTTGAGTTGTAGCGAAATCCCATCCGCGAGCATAAATGTCGTTCATGCCAACACAAATAACAACATCCGTTGCGCCGGCAATCTGCGGCTGAGCCTCAGCAAACATTGACAGAACTTGCCCGCTATCTGCTCCGCCAGCAGCGACGGATACTACATTGGTCGGCCTGCCAAGGTAATAGTCAAGCCACGCTGCCCAGCCTATGCAAGATCGGCGCAGCGGTGCCATTACCTGACAATCGCCAATTGTTGCGCTTGTAACCGGAGATGTGCGCCCTCCAAGCGTATATGTAACCCTTGTTGGTGAGGTTGACACTGCCGTTACAACACCGTCAAATACATTGAACTTACTCTGCGGTGCAACGTTTACTCTGATTGGATGACCAACTGCAAAGTTATGACTGGCAAGCGTTACGGTTGCAGTGCCATCGCCATTATCAACAATGGCGCTAACAGCACCTTGCTGCTCATCTGCAAAAGCGGTAATAGAGTCCCCAAGTACGGCAATTTTGCCAACAGCGCCAGATTCTTTTACCGTGACAGAATTGGAAAACGCAAAAAATGGAATAATCATCACATTCTCCAGTACACAACGCGCGCATAAGCAGCGCCGGTTACACCAGTGAACGTAACGCGGCCCATCGTGACAAGGCCGCTATACAGCACTGGCGCGCAAGTGCTGGTCGGCGTGATGGCCTGCGTTGCATTGATCGTGCCAAGGTCGATGTAGTTGTTTTCCATCGGGCGGCCGGAGATAGTCACAGTGCCAGCGGTGGGTGTTACCGGAATTGTTCCGGCTGCGTCGCTGAAGAACTCCACATATGCAGCCAGCAATGCATGATCGCCGGACATGGTGTCTGTGTAGTATGGGCCTGCGCCGGTCGGCAGGATAACGCTCGCGCCGGACTTGGCCGGATAGATCATTGCCATGGTGTTTTACCTGTTAAAAAGCCCACCCGGTTAGGGGCGGGCTTGGGGTTTATTCCTGTTCCTGCTTAGGCGGTCTGCCGCGTCGGACTGGCTCGGGGGTGGCGACTTCAAGTTCCACCTCTTCCAGCACGACAACATGGCTAGCCAGCGCAGGGTGCAGGGATTGCAGCACCAGTTCGTCACCGGCCTGCGTGCTGAAATCCCACGGGCGAATTACTCGCACGCGCACCATACTGTTAGCCCAGGTTGCCAGCGTAGAACACGCCGCCGCGACCGTTCACATCGGCCTTCACTTGCAGACCCATTGCGCCGTAGATCATGAAGTTGTAATTCTCGATCGGCATGTTGCGCGGAACTGGAACCACGGACAGGGCAGCGCCTACCAGCGGGGTGATGTAGTCTTGGCTGCGACGGTAGCAGAAGAACTCGTTACCGGACAGCTTGAAGGTTTGGCGGAACTCGCCAACGCGACCCATGGTGTAGCGCAGTACGTACTCCATCAGGGTGCCTTCTTTGAAGCCACCGCTCGCCGAGTAAACCAGACTCAGGCGGCGCATCATTTCCGGCGATACCCAAACAACGTCTACCTTGTCCAGATAGTTGTCGTCCAGCTGCTTGATGAAGTCACGCTGCCAGAATTTGACGATGTTGTCGTTAGTGGTGGCGTCTGCGGTCAGGTCGATGTTGAAGCCAGACGCGCCCAAGTTGATTTTCTTGGTGTTGCGGTGGTTCTTGATGCCTTGGCCGGTAGCGCCGTCAGCCTTGATAGTGGCATCGCCGTTCAGCATGTAGTCGGCAACGTTGGACATTACCCACTTCATTTTCAGCGCCTGCGCTTCGGTAGCGTAGTCGATACCTTCGGACAGGCCGCCTTGCGCCTTGCGGAAGTTCACGCCGTAGCCAGCGGTAAAGGCCGGAATCGGGTCGCTGTCGTACTGGATTTCGCTGTGGTCTTGACCAAACGGCACTTGGAAATCCATGGAGCGCTGCACGGACTGATCCAGATCAGTGCCGACGGCGTAGGCACGGGAGGTCTTGCCGATGTTCAGCGGGGTGGCAATGCCCATCAGGTCGGTCAGGAATTCGCGGCCTTGATCGTTGTCGCGCACGCGCAAGGTGGTGCGGTCGGTTTCGCGCCAGAAATCCAGACCTGGCTTGCCGGCGTTGCCTTCCAGTGCAAAGCCTTCGGCCAGATCGCGGTCTTGCGAGTTCATGGCCATGCCGAAACGGTCAACGATCTGCTTTTCGGCAATAGCGCCCACGCGGCGCTGATTCAGCAGCAGCGAAAACTGGCTGGCGTGGTTCGCGTTGTACTCTTTCGAGTCCTTGCTAAAGTTCTTCGGGTCAAATACGAACATGTCTTGTTCCTCGATTAAGCGAAGCGAACGCGCACCAGATCGGCAGTGGCGCCGACGGTGAAGGTTTCTTGCGAGTAGGCGATAACTTCGTCAGTGCCCAGCGTGGCAATTTTCAGCTTGCCTGCGCCGTCACTGGTCAGCGGGGTGTCGATTTTCAGCACGGCGGAAGCGACCACCAGCGCAGCAACTTCGCGGCCAGTCTCTGCGAACTCGCCAAGGCAGGTGTCGCCGGATGCGACGGTTTCGGTGATCTTCTTGCCTTGCAGGGTGTCTACGTTCAGCACGTAGATGAAGTCCTGCTTCTTGCCTGCGGTGGCATGCACGACAAAAGCGCCGGAAGCGTTCAGCTTGCAGATGGTGCCGGGCAGCAGTGCTGCGCCAGTCAGTGCGGTACGGGTAACGGATTTGCCGTCAAGGTTGATGCGGTTGTAGCGCGGCATGATTCAGTCCTCTTAGTAGCTGTAGCCAGCAAACGGGTCAGCATTGGCCTTGTCGGCAGCATTGCCAACAACAACAGGGGCAGCCTTGCCGGAATTCGCGGCCAGCTTCTCTTGCAGTTTTTCCAGCGGGAAAACCATCCACTCTTCGGCGGTCAGTGCCGAGTTGGTGGCCAGCTTGTCAGCAATGGCGCGCTTCTCGCCTTCGATACGCTGCTTTTCATTAGCTTCCATGCCGACGATTTTCTCTGTCAGGGTGTTTACTTGCTGCTCCAGCTCTTTGCGTTGCAGCGCGTTGTAAGCCGCGAGAACGTCAGCGTCACTGCGCCCTTCGTGGCTAATGCCTGCCGCATTCAGGGCGGCAATGATTGCGTCTTTCATCTGCGATGATTCCTCGCGGTTGTGAATGGTGTCGTACTCGGTTTTCCGCTCTACCTGCTGCGGATCGCCAATTAATGATACTACATTTTCGCTATCAATGTAGTAATCCGATTTGTAAAAGCTATCACCTAGGCGATAGACAAAATACTTGTCGAAAATATCGACCACGTAAGCGCCATCTTGCAGCGCCTCGGCCAGCTTCATTGCGATGGCGGAGAATGACAGTTCGTCGCTGTTTGTTTCCAGATTCACCGCAAACACCGGCTCACTCTCGCCCGCCTGATTCAGCCACATCCCAACGCCTTCTTCCGGCGTGCCTGCCCCTTGCTCATCCAGCAGAATGGCGAGATGGTCAAAGGTCATGTCGGATGCGATGGCGTTGTAAGCTTTGCCTTTGCTCTCGCCTTTGGCGGCTTTCTTGCGCAGGAATACGCCCGTGCTGACGTGAATCGGCTCGCCAGCATTGCCAGCAATGGCGGCGTCTAGGCGTTCCAGCAGTCGTTTGCCAGCATCCATCGCGGCAGCCTGGTTCGCGTTGACGGTAATGTCTACCAGCACGGCTTCACCATCTTTGCGGGCATTGGTCACGGCAGCGCCTACCCAATACTGCTGCATGGCTACGGCGTCGGCGGCTGATACGAAGTTGCCTTCGCTGTCACGCGGATGGCCAGCAGGCGCTGCGGTGTTGTTCAAGGATTGATAGGCTTTATTGACCTCGGCGGCAGGGTAAGCCACGGAATTCATGACTATATCGTCAACAATCGGCACTACGTCGCGGATTGTGTACGTGTCACCGCTCTTGCTGATCTTGGCGGAGTTGACCGCCGATAGAATATTGACGCGCATGGTTGCACCATCATGTTTTGCTATGGTGCAAGTATAGCACATAGGTTTTTGCTATGTGGTAGGCGTGAAAAAACCCGCGTGGGGCGGGTTGTTGTTATGCTGGCTGAACCAAATATCCGAAGCAGTCAGACCCAATATCACGCGGGTCTCGCGGCTGCCCTGTCCATGGGTTGTAAAGCCATGCAATGCTGCCATGGTAAATGCGGTATTGCTCAGCGTGAGACGGGTACGGCTGCTGTTCGCCAGTTGCTGGGTCGTATCTCATCAAGTCATCTTGTCTCACTTCATAACCCTCGAAAAAAGTTTCCACATAGTTTTACGCACCACCCTCTGCGGCACAGTCCCGCGCTTGATGGCGTTCAGGTCGCCAAGCAGTGAGGCTAGGCGGTATAAAAAGCTGCGCATAATATGCACCTCCTGCGATGCAATATAAACACCCACCGCCACGGCGTCAACCATCACCAGTCTTTTTGTCGCCGTACTGTTTCTGCCACGCAACACGCTCCGCATCCATGCTGTTTTTCAGCTTTTGCGTAAGCTGCGGCTGGCCATCTTCTATCAGCACTTCGGTTATCGCGCAGTAGCAATTCCTTCTGTTGCCTCGCTCTGAGTAGAACTTGTCTACCTCTGCCTTTGAGTACACCTTGCCATTTCTCGATGCGTGCCAGGGGCGAGTAAACCACTGCAAGGTGCTAGTCCACAGGTATTTAATCTCGATGCCAAGCAGTGCTTGCGTATCTTCGCCTTCGGCCATCTTTGCTTGGCGCAATGTGTCGGTGATATGGGTCTGTGCTGCGCTCCATGCTGCCCGCTCATCCATGCCAAGCCGGTCAATCAGCATCTTTTTTACGTCTTTAGGGTTTAGGCCCTGCGCGATACCGTCGGCAATGATTGCTGTGATCCTTGATTTCTGTACGCCAACAATGCCGTCCCAATCGCCGTATGATTTTTGCAGCGCCATTTCCAGCCGGTTTACATACCCTTGCGACTGCATTGCCACGCTAAGCGGCCTCACGGTAGCGTAAACGGGCGACATGGCGGCAAGGTTGACAGATGCTTGCGCCAGCCCAAGATGCGCGGAATCGCTGACGTAATCGGCAAAGAAGTATTCTCGCGGCCCGCCTGCAAGCAGCTGCTGATAGAAAATATCGCCAACAGTTTGCCGCAACTCATCCATACGACTAGCAGGAAACTGATACGCTCCCTCAGCATTAAACGCCAACCATGGCACGCTATCTAGCCATGCAAGCACGCGCTCCGTGATCCGCTTGTATCGCGCTGAAATGTCTTTGTCTGCGGCGGATAGGATTTTGCCGGTCATGGTTGGGTTGGTGCGGGATTTTGGCACTAGTGGGTTTTTGATGCGTTTGTATTGAGTAGCCATCAGGAAGTCACCGAAATAAATACACCCAAGGCAAACATAGCAGCAAACGCAAACACGGCAATGGAGCCAGCAACGCAAAGAAACTGCTCGTCAGGTTGCATACGATCAAATCTAGCAAAAAAGCTAGATCGCTGCCGAACATCGCCACTGGAAATCTTTCCTTTTTGCTGTGCTGCAAATCCCTTCAAGCAATCGATGTGATGCCGATCAATACTGCCATGAATAAATTCATGCTCGGCCATACTAATCGCTGCGTCCACTTCTTTCTCGCTTGGCGATGTGGTAATTATGTAAAGCCACCGCTGGAATTCGCCTTCTTTTGCCATTTCCTTGGCTTCCTCTTTGCGCCTTTCCTCTAGCGCAACCTCTTCACGCTCACGCACCCACTGGCGCAATTGTTGTGGTGTTTTCATGGCTTCATTCCTTCAAAGTACGCATGCCAGCATCATTTAGCCATCCTGTGCGCAACGACACGCCGCAGTCAATCAAGCCGCGCCGCGCCGCCCTGTTGATGGCCGCTATCACAACCTTGTCAACTGCGCCGGTTGCATGGGCAATTCGATCTGTCGGCAGTGGATTGCCATGCGCCGCAAAGTCGGCGTAAGCCTTGCACACTTGCCAGTCTGTTATGTGCTGTCGCTTTTGTGCTGGGTGATTCATTCGCTGATATGTCATCTCATCTTACCAAAAAAGCCGCATGTGCGGCTTGGGGTTATACGCGCTTGCGCTGATTCTTGCCCGTGCCGTAAACGCCGAAATCATCAGGAACTTGGTACAGAAAGCCATCAGGCGAAGATTCCAGCATCGTGACAATGCCATCCTTGCACGCCTTGCGTAGCTGCTTGCGGCGCTTTTCGTGGCTATACTTGTAGCGGTGGGCAAATACCTTGCGTGACATGGCTAGTTACCCTCCGTTGCGGCCAGTGCGGCGCGTACATATTCGCGCAGCCATTCACTTGCCCCAATGGATGGTATTTTATGCTGATCTACGATTGACTCCAAAGCCGCCCGCAGCTGGTCGCGCTGCGCTTCCATGTCAAGGTATTCACGCACCGATGGCAGACCGTCACGCTCAAGCTTCCATGTCGGCATCCCAGCACACGCATTCACGCATGCCACGATGCGGCGGGCGTTGGCCTCAAGCTCACTTTCGCAGGCTTGGTAATCCTGAACAAAAGCAGAAAAGTGATTAACTCCTTTTTCGTTCAGCTTGTAGACTACTCGACCAGTTGCCAGCCACGGCTCCGGCGTATGTTTCTGTTCGGTCATTTTGGTTGCTCCTGTTGGTTAACGTCAATCAATGCTATACGCCAACCATTTAACCGTCAACCTAAAACCATCACCACGGCGCGAACCGTGGCGGGAATGCTACACGCCAACCTTCACATGCGCCACGGCAGTATTGGCCGATACCACCGCATACAGCCTGCCAGAATGCGCCACCACCGGCTCATAGAACGTGCCGGCGTCGATCTTCTCGCCGCAAGCAAGCATCAGCGTCTTGGCTTCTGCCAGTTGCTGCGGCGTCCATTCGGCCACATTCAGCGGCAACTCTGCGCCATCGCCATTCACGCCAGCATACATCTTGCCGTGCCAGAAATAGATAGCCTGCTGGTCTCTGTTCTGAATCGCAATGCTCTTGATGTTCGGACGGCCTTCCGTCACCAGGATCACCGCATCAGGCACAACGCGGCGCACAGATTGCACCAGCGCACGCGGGGCAAACTCATCGCCTGCCGATTCATCACGCCAGAACACGACACGGGCGTATGCTGCTCCCACAATGCCGGAAAACGTCACGCGGCCTTTGGTGGCCATGCCGTGGTGCGTCGGGGCGTCGTATGTGCCTGATGCAATCATGGTGGCAGGCAGTGGCACGGCGTTATCCATCGGCACGAACACGTTACCAAGCGCAGACACTTCAAGCGACACGGTGCCGGCCGTAGGCGTGGCAACAATGGTTCCTTTGTCGTCGCTGTAGAACTCAACGTAAGCGCGGCATAGCCCCCAATCGCCAGACATGAGTTCGGTCAGGAAACTGCCAGACGTTGGCACGACGTGAGCCGTGCCGTTCTTTGCGTTATACAGCTGTGCCATCTTGCGCCCCTATGTCAGCCGGTGCTGCGTCCTCTTTCATGCTGGCAATATCCGCATCAGAACGCGGAGCGAACCCGCCAGCGGTGCGGATTTCGTTGCTATCGAACGTGGCCACGTCTCCGGCCTTGAATGCCGATTCATTGATGCTTGCCATCTTCGCCGCATTGTCCAGCTTTTGCGAGTCAGACGCGGCAAGCAGATCATCCCACTCAACGCAGAAATTCTCCATCGGCTTGATAGCGCCGCATTGCATCAGGCGGCGGATGAACTCTTCGATGAAAGGATTGATAGCGTTTTTCTGGCGACTCATGGCCGTTTTCGCCCAATCGGCCTGGTCTTGGTCAGACGCCAAGCGCCCTGTCTGCTGGCCGAACAGGATTGTGAACGGAATCTGCACGGATGCGGCGAACTCATTCGCGGCGGTAGTCCATGGCCCCGTAGGGTCAGCAACGGTCACTTGCAGCGTGGTCAGCTTGCCACCTTGCATTACCACAGACGCATCTGTGCTTGTGTTCAGGTCGCGGGCTTGTTCTTCCAGTACATCAGCCACATTGGCGTCATTGCCATGCGCGGATTTCACCGCATCAACGACGTTCGAATCTTTGTCAAACTCGAAAACGATCGTCCGACTGCTGTTCTTCAGGTAGGACTCAGCACTGCCGCCCGTGATCTTCTCAAGGTCAGCCAACCGGTTAAAGCCCGCCTCCAGCAGCGGGATGCCTTCGAACATGTCGCGCAGGTCGCCGTCCGAATACACCACCACGCGGGACGGATGCACGTCTTTCCACTCTTCTGGCTGGCCTTGCGTGTCGTCGTGCGATTCTGGCAGTGCTGTTTTGTACTGGAACGCAGCGGGCAGGCCGAATGTGTCGCTGTTCAGGTCGCTATCCCATGCAGTCACGCGCAGCTGCGACTCATAGACCGGAATCACGTCCACCAGCTTGCCGGTACCCAGCGGAAGCGACACGTCTTGGCCATCCGCAACTCGCAGGATAACGGCAGAGTACCGGCCAATCAGCTTGCGGCGGTCAGCCTCTTGCAACTTCTTCCAGTGCGGACGCAACAGATCGGCCACTGACTTTTCCCACGGCGTCGGCTGGTCGTCGTCGGCGACATCCGCACCTTCTCGCAGCTCTTTGATGCATGGGTACTCGCCCCAGGCTTTGCCAATGTGGCGCTCAATGGCGGCCTTTGCGGCTGGGTGGCGCTTGTATGCGGCGTAGTAGTCGGGAAAGGTCGGATTCTGCTTGTAGCCGAACTGGCAATAGAGGTCGCCGCGCTTTGCGTCAAGCTGCGGGAATAGTTGCGATAGGTATCGCATGTCGCGGGTGTTGTTCATGATAGCGGCCAGCTATGAGTATTGTAGTAATCATAGCATGGCATGAAAAAACCCGCCATGTGGGGCGGGTTGATGGTTATTTAGTTCTCTCTTCCCAGCTATCAGGGTCTAGATAGAAATCTTCAACGTAATGTTCTTTTCCTGATGCGTCGCGCATCTTTATGCACCCTCCAATGTGCCTAGCTTCCAAAAGTCCGCAAACATCTATGCGATACATTCCAGTTTCCACATCAATATCATGAACCGGCCAATCGCCATCCCACAACTGCGGCAAGCTGTTTATGTAATTAATATCTAGAAGATCAGCCATATCACACCCCCTCCGGCCGCTCGGTCAGCGATTCGCGCCAGTCAATGCCGGCGGTGTCGATGTTGAGTGCGTACGCGCTAGCTGATTTGCCCATGCCTTCCCATATAGTTCTGCGCACGACTGGCAATTCCTCGTGAAGCCAAACGTCTCCGCACTCATCCATCGCCGCCCACTTATACTCCGGCCGGATCACCTCCCACGGAATGACAAGCTGGCGTGGGCGGGTGCGGTAGATAAGCTCGGCAAACACCGCATCACACATCGACGGCACCCATTCTTCTTTGGTGTTTAAGCAATCGGCACCACCGATTAGCAACGCCTCCACAATCTCCCCGCGCTCCTCCGGCGTCAGGTCGCGGAATGCCTTCTTCTCTTCGTTGCGTACTGTCATTTTGGTTGCTCCTTAATCCGGTCTTTAATGGCAATTTTCCAGCGCTTATATGCTTTTTGCGGAGTCCAGGCGCTTTGCCATACTTCGCCTGACGTGCAAATCCAGCCACCACCAACCTTGAATATGTGCGGCTTTTTGGTCATTTTGGCCGCTCCATCAGCTCATCAATGGCGCATTGCACATGGTCAATCGCCAAGTTATAGCCAATTACAACAAGGTCTTGCGTGTCAGCGCCTTTCTTCGGCAACACCAGCGCCGACAGCGGTACACGATCTTCACGCCGCTGCACAATCTGCAACAGCGACTGATAGGTAAACGGTGCGTCGCGCAGTTCTGCGGTGGTCATACCTGCACAAAGGCGCTCCATGGCGTCGATGCGGTCTTGGTCTTGGGTCATTTGCTCATTTCCTCTTCAATCATGGCGTCAATCTCGGCCAGCTTAGTTGCGGCATATTGCTCAAGTCGGTAGCGAGATTGCTTCAGCGCAAGAATTTTGGTGCTGTACATGCATATTGCGCGCTGAGTTGTTGTTTTGTCCGTTCTTCCCACTGAGTGAAATACAGATGAAGAACATGCCTCACTCACGAAAGGCTGATAATCAGCACCGCAAGAAACCCAGCCCACAGATAGGCCAGAAAAAGAGCTTGGCGGCATAACATCTGGCTGCACTTGTTGAGTTCTACGCCACGCCCGCTCAATGGCCAATTGCTGCTTGAGGTTTTCCATTTCGGCACGCTCTGCCTTGTTCATTGCCATATATTTCTCCTTTGTTGACGCCGTGGCGGCCTGTTTTGTTAGTTTTCTCTTGCAAGTTAAGCCCGGGTCGCGCTTTTGTAGCCGTACATGCGGGCAAAGATTGGGGGGCTGGCGTTATCCGCGTCACGATGGCCGTACATGTAAGCAAATTCAATAGCTTCTTTCGCGGAAGCTGCTACTTGGAAGCAGAGGGTTACGCCGTTTTTGTTGGTTACGCGGTAGAGGTTTTTCATGATTTGGTTCCTACGTTTCTTGCTGCGTTGTCGATGTGTCCATATTAGCCACGCCACAGCCCACCGTCAACCAATACCAACACGCCAGCGGGTGACGTGTGGTAAAAGTGCATCAGCGGGATTTTAGGAAGATGGTGGATTGGCTGCCGCGACGAATGATCTTGCCCAATGCGTAGCGGATTGCATCCCAGTGGTGGTTGTGCTTATCTACAATATCTGGCAGCACTTCGCCCGTCAGCCTGTCGGTCTTGTACTCATACGCACTTGCCTCTGCAATGGTTTCCTTGCAGCGCGGGTGAATAATGATTGCATCGTATGAACGCAGGTGCGCAATGCCGTCCTCTACGCTGCCGGGCCACTTCTCCACGCCTTCAATCTTGAAGCCATGCTTGGCAATGTGGCTGATCGTTTCAGGGCGCGCACTGTCGCCGTAAATCTTGTACTTGCGCACACCTGGAATGCCGTCGTATATCTTCTTGCCTTCCGCCTTGCGCTTGGCGGCATATGCCTTTTGAGCGTCTGTAGCGCCATCCATGCCAGCATAGAAGTGCCACATGTCGTCAAGCTCCACATGCTTATCATGCGCCTCGTACTCAATGTACAGCTTGCGGTTCGCCACCCAGCATTTATTAAGCGTGCTAGGGTCGGAGCTAAACCCAAAGTCAGCACCAAAGTAAGGCCCATCCCATCCGGCTTGCGGCTCAAAGGGCTCAACACGCCACTTCCCGTTCAGTACCTTCACGTCCGAGCGCTTACGGAACTGGCCAAGCCAGATCCACGCGTAACGGTCTGGATCGGTTCGCGCCATACGGTCGCGCTCCATGGCCAGCTCCTCCGTCAGCCACGGGTTATGCTCAAAGTTGCACTGGATAATCAGTGTTTCGTCATCTTCATAGATGCCATCTACTGCATCATCCCAATGCGGCGCAACAAGGTCTGCCCACGTCGGATCGGTCTCTTCGCGCGGGTTGAAGCTCACCCAAATTTCAGAACCCTTAGCCCGCAACGTCGGGAACAAAATGTCCCAGCTAGTACGGCTTACGCATTCGGCCTCTTCTACCCATGCGCGGGTAGCGCCAGCGTAACCCTTGATCTTTGTTTGGTTCCGCAGCAGCCCATCAAACGTGAAACGGCTGCCATTGGCCGGAACGCTGATCTTCGCCTCAATGACGCGGAAATCCTCCGAGTGCCCCTTGCGGTTTACTTCGTCAACCACCTCTTGATAGCTTGAGTCGGCAATCGACTTCATCACTTCACGGAAGCACGTAATTCTTTCTGTTTGCATTCTCGCAAATTCAGTAAGAATCGATATGATAGTTCTTGTCTTTGCCGAACCCCTGCCGCCCCAAACAATCTTCCTTCGCTTTGGCCACAAAAGCTTTTCCAGCCTTTCGGGGATCAAGATTGTTGGATCGTCGTCCGACGGCTGCGGCACTCCGTCAACAACAACCCATTTCCTTACAACATCTCTGTCCATGTTGCATATCCCAAACACGGACGATCTCTTGACTGGCTGGCTTGCTACAATTTTTTCTTCAAGCGCCTCAATAGCCTTTGCAGATAATCTTTTAGCCATCACAGCAATCTTCCATTCTCTTGCGCCCAGTCGATTGGATGCTTCGCAGACTTCCTCATGTTGCATGTCGGGCAAAGCATTTGCAGGTTGCTAGGCCAATTTGTTCCGCCTAGTTTTAGCGGCATAATGTGGTCAACGTGATACTTTTCAGATACGTCACACATGCAGTTGGCGCACTTGTATTTCTGATCTGCAAGGATTCGCCTAACATCATGCACCGTATAAAACCCATCAGCGCCAGCCTTCCTCGCCCTTCTAAGCATGTTGTTTTTTCTTGCCGTTGCTGGATTTAGCTTGTTGTACTCTCGGGTATATCTTCGAAGACGTTCCGCATTTGCCGCATAATGCTTTCTGCGCCTTTCTGACACTTTCGCCCTGTTTGCCGCCTGATAGGCAACAACCCTTGCAATCTCTACACTGTTGTCTTTTTTGTACTTTTCACGCCTTGAAGCGTTCATTGCATCCCTGTTTTCTTGCTTGTACTTCCTATCCTTGGCGCGAACTATCTCATAGTTTTTTTCTCTGTACTGCTTGGCAACCGCAAGCCTGTCATCCCTATTTTGATAATATCCATCTATCGTGCAGGCAAAGCAAGCTCCCATGCTAACGTAGCGCAAAGACACATGCCCATGCTTGCAAGGCTTGCCAGTGAAATAGTACTTGAGTCCGGCACGCTTGGCGTCGGCGCGTGAAATGATATGCAGGTGCATGATTGATCTCTCATCTAGAGGCATCAGGAGGAAATCAGGGAAGCAGGCGATGAACTCTGCTTGTCGGCTGGCCGGCCTATCCCTGATGTAGTGCACATTATACCACTTTTTTCTCTGCTAGCAGTCTTTCCAGGGCCTCTAGGCGCTGCACCAACTCCGTAACCTCCCGCACCTCAATAGCCGCCTTGATAAGCTGCGCCATCTGCGCGGCCACATCTGCCGGAATCTCGGCATTGGCCACGGCGGCAATGATCTTGTCCAGCTTGTCTGCTGGGCTATCCTCTGGCCGAATGTCAACGGTGAAATTCGGATAGGTTGCCTTCGGTACTGGCGACAAGCGAACAAGAATCTCGCGGAAGATCATCATATCGCCGTCAAGCGCATGATTCACGGCACGGTCGAGAAACTGCTCCTCACTCTCACCGGCACGCTTCAATGCCTCCACCAGCAACGATGCGTAAGACTTACCGCGCCGCTTCGTTGGCTGGTTGTCCGATCCGAATAAGTGTTTAGCCATATGTCATCAGTATCAATCAGTAATTACC